CTTGCCAGCTCCAATGAAAAAACCGTGTAGTTTCAACGACTACACGTTTTTTATTGCCTTTTATTTATATCACTGTCAAATTGACTAATATTATAACAAATGTTATAATAAATGCAACATTAATCGAGGTGAGTAAAATGGATTATCCTCAAATGATTAGAGAAATACGCACAATATTAAATATTAGCCAGGAGGACTTGGCTCGTGAGTTGCATATTAGTTTTGCAACTGTTAACCGTTGGGAGAACGCAAAAGCCACTCCGAGCAAAATGGCACAGCGAACATTGATCGATTTTTGTAAAAAAAATAAGTCTCTTCAGTCGGTGCTCGATAGGTATAAGTTTTAAACATAATTCATTATTTGGGGTGAAACAGATTGTCCACAAATATATCAAAGCAAAAAAGGGATGACCTTATAAATAAAATCAAAGCGATTCGTACTTATATCGCCAGCGGCTATCAAAATGAGAATACCGGCAATCTTTTAACATATCTGAGCGAATTAGAAAAAGAGGTTAAGGGCAAAAAATATGGTCTCGTATTCGAGGAACACCGCGAAGCCGTGGACGGGCTGCTTGAAACGCACATTCCTGTTTTGACTGAAGAAAAAGACCTGTTCATCGACAATGGTGGGCAGATGAATTTCCTCATTGAGGGCGATAACCTTGCAGCCTTGCAGTTGCTTGAGAAAACGCATCGTAATCGAATTGACGTTATTTATATTGATATAACCATTCAGAAATTGATACAATTTAATTATCCTCAAAGGTGCTCTGCGTAGGGGGACGCAACCTTGGAATTGGGTATGCAAAGGTGGAAGCCGGATATTTCGGTTGTTTTTATATGGTTTTAATTATTCATAATGAGATAATATTATCAAGATAATATTTTATTATCATATGGCAAATAAATCTAATGGATAAAGGAAGATACTCGGAGATCCAAGGGAGGTGTATAGATGAAAATTAGCAAGATATTTAACATGCAGAAAACTCAATATGAGCTCGACTTCGTGGATATTGATCCCAGCGTTGACACGCCCTTGTTTTTGGATCCTTATTATATTTCTAAATGTGATTTCCCGTTTGCAATTGAGGCTCACAGCACACTGCGCTCATATTTTGAGTTTTTGCTTGCACTTTTACGGGGAAAGCGGATACAGCAAGCTGAAGAGCTGTTTTCTCATTTAGGTGAAACTAATGATGTTTGCTTAGGAATGTCGCGCGGGAAACCTCGTGGTCATGGAATGGGGCCAGAAGATACTGCCGCAATTTTCAAGGAACTCCTACAAAGTCGTGCAATATATTCAGGTATCATGGAGGATATTGAAGATTTTAGAATCTTTGTTCCCAATATTGATAAAGATAAAGTATCCGATATGACCGCTAATATAATCAAAAAACACTTGATCGAGTATACTAAAGAGCAGTGCGATTTACATGACATCCCATTGATGGATAATGTTCCATCAGGAATGTTCTGGGATGCACAAACAAAAAGTTGGGAAAATCAATTCACTCAAAGACTCGTAGTTGATGGCTTTCCGATATTGCTTGTGCCGAAAAGAATTGTATCATTTGCCGATAAATATACATCAGCTGAATACAGACAGCACTTTGTACTCAACTATCTGCAAAATGAGCATTTGAAATTACAGACTTCGTTAGTACAAAAGTATAAAAGTGGCGAAAAATATGTTACTAAAAAGAGCGTAAAAAAACATGAACGCGAAATTGACAAAGAATATTTAGCAAGATTTACCGAACAGCACCCCGAGGTATTTGCTGACTTCAAGATTAAGACATCGAAAAAAATCACCAAAATAAACGGTGCGGTACTTGATGATATTTGTGTGGATGATGTCTGTAATCATCTTAAGGATAAACTTACTTCGATTCCTTCAGGGACAGCAAATGCTACACATTATCATAATCTGATTATTGGAATACTGGAGTTGTTATTCTATCCAAACCTATCTTCACCCAAAAAGGAAGTTGACATTCACAGTGGAAGAAAAAGGATCGACATAACATTTAACAATTCTGCGGAGACAGGATTTTTCTTTACACTACCAAATAGTAATCCGTTGTTGCCTTGCCCTTTTATTTTTGTAGAATGCAAAAATTATACTGGTGAAGTAGCAAATCCCGAGTTAGACCAGCTAAGTGGTAGATTTAGTAATCGAAGAGGTCGAGTTGGCATACTTGCCTGCCGGTCGTTAGATGAAAATAACGCTTTTATGAAGCGATGTGCGGACACTTTTGAAGATGACAGGGGTTTAATAATTCCAATAACTGACGTAGATCTAAATCTAGCACTTGAAAGATTTCCTCAATACGGAACGGATGGAATCGAAGAAATACTCGCATCAAAGTATAAGAATATCGTTTTTAGTGTTAAATGACTCAACTTGATGCTTTTGATTAATCCAATTTGATGTATTACATAGTGGCACCTCTCCTCGGGCTTGAATCAGTGGAAGGTGCCATATTTGTTTAGACTGGGATATTAGTGCTGCCCTTAAGGTAATCTCAACTCCTCCAGGATATTTACGATGGTCATATGGTCAACCATGCTTTATCATAGTATGGAATTAATCAAATTCGGTATGTATCCCAGCGTGTTTATCAGAAATATTCAAATCTGCATGTGGCGGGTTAGGGTATATTTCATTAATCAACATAATCAAGGCTTCATTCAATTCATATCTTTCAATTTTCCCTTTGTACTCCAAATCACGCATATAGTCAATTGCGCTGTCCAAGTCTTCGAATACGCGACTCTCTTCTTTTGGTGAAATAGATGTTTGATGAAGATCATACAGACTATCGAAAAAATTAGAGAATCCCTCTGCTGAAAGAACCTTGTTAAAAGTATCCCTTCTATATTTGCCAAAGAAGCTGTCCATATTTTCAGGATCTGTAATTTTTCGTATGGCTTTTATTGCTTCGCCATTCAGTCCCATATAAGAACACGCCTTCTCAATTGAAAATAAGTCTTCATCGGTTTCACCAGTTAGATATCCGACATCTACACGAAAAAAATCAGCAATTCGAAACATCGTATCGTATTTAGGAAAGCCGACCTCGCCATTTTTTATTTTGGCTCCTGTATTCAACCATCGACTAACATCCTTTTGCCCGTATTCTTTGTTATATTTTTTATTTAAGGCTTCTGCAAAAGATGCTTGGGTGTACATCCCTGCATCCATACACTTCTTTAATCTAATTCTCCAACACGCCGCTTTTTCTTTAAATAAGTCATTCATGGTATATAACACCTCCATATAAGAAACATTATATACCTCGTGTAAGTCTTGTACAACCTAGACTTTTCGGCTATCATCTTACTATAAGAACAAGCAAAGCCTAAGGAGGTACGAACATGGAATCACAATTTATGTACAAACAGAATATGACCGGAGACACAGACGGAATTAAGAGGAAAGGCTTTTTTGAAATAGTGAAAGAACATAAGAAGGAAATAGTTATTGGAGCAGCCATTGTAGTATCGGTGGTGGTAGCGGTTCTTGTTGTCAAAAACAGAGCAGCTTTTAAATCAACAATAAAGTCGTCGGGAATTGAAGAAATCTTGACTAATAGCTTAGAAACTCGAAATAGTACCTGTTCATTAATTTCAGAATCTGTTGAAAAGAGTGTTACAAGCAATCTGGCAATAAGCAATATCAATGTTAGAGAGCATGTTCGAAATCTTCCTGAAGGCTGGCATCCATCCACCAGTAAGGTGGAATTAGCCGCAAAATGCGGATATACTTTGGAAGGACATCAAACATTAGTAAACGCCTATACCAAGGTAGCCGCCTAAGTAAATGGTGTGCGCATTATTATTTTTAACTGTGTTCGTAGCAGAAAGGAGCTCGAATGAAAAGAGAAGAAGTTTTAGCGGCTCTTAATGCAGGAGAATTTGATGGTATAAGTCATACTTATCAACCATACAGTGGTTACGGAAAAAATAACCATCAAAAGGTAATGAGCGTATCCTGTGGAAGTATTGAAATGACGCAAATTACTTCAGGCAAATTCTTTGATGGCAAGGAAAATGAACGCTTTGAAGATAGGTCAACTGAAGTTCTAAGTGGTTATGAAGCGGTTGATTTTATAGAAAGTCATCCGTATTACTTTTCTCAAAGAAGACCTGATTTATTTTAGTCAGAAACTTGAATTCCTCAAATAATACAAGACAGTCCACCCGAAGGTGAGCTGTCTTTTCGTTAACGACTAAGCCATTATTTCAGTGCTGTCCTTGAAGGTGAATCGCACATCCTCCGAGCTATTGATTGTCATGTGATCAATCAGGCTATGCCAGAGAAGCGGGTCGAAATCGTCAATCAATCCATCTTGTTTTTTCAGTTTTGCTAGAAATGCCTCAAGAGTCTTTCTTCGGTTTACCATATCACGAACTTTTCCGGTGACAGATTCCAGACTTGTCTTAGTGTCTTTAAAACGCTGGGATAGACTGTCGTAACGCTTTTGATATTCATTCTGGTCGAGGGCAAAGCGCGCGTTTTCACCAATGCAGTGCTGGATCATCTCTGTGACTATTTCCATTTCACTCTGAAGTTCTACCTGCTGAGATTCTAAAGGCCCAGTGTCATAAAGTACATCCTTTATGGATTCAAAGTTGTCGATGATTTCATCTTTTTCAGCCAGCAGTTTATTTGCTGCTGTTATAAATAGTTTCTTTATATAGTCCTCATCTAAATGAGGGGTTTGACATTTTTGATCACCGCTGAACTTCTGATTGCATTGCCAAACCATGCGACGGTACTTGCTGTTTGAGTGCCATACTTTTGACCCATACCAGCCGCCACATTCGCCACATTTTATCCTACCTGAGAATATATGAACGCCACTGTGGCGATTGTGTCCTGGCTGCCTTTTTTCAATTTCTCGTTGAACCATTTCGAAGACAGCAGACTCAATAATCGCCTCGTGGTTATTTTCAACGTAATATTGAGGGATTTCACCTTCGTTGATTTTCTTCTTCTTGGTTAGAAAATCAACAGTGTAGCTTTTCTGCAGAAGGGCATCACCTTTGTATTTTTCATTTTCAAGGATACGCCTTACGGTGGCGGCGTTCCATTTATCCTTTTTCCCCGGTGACAGGATGCCATCTGCGGAGAGTTGACCGGCAATTCCATATGGGGTCATGCCTTGAAGGAACAGGCTGAAAATCCGCTTTATTATAACAGCTTCCTTGGGGTTCAAAACAAGGTTGCCGTCTTCGCCACGGTCGTATCCAAGGAAGTGGCCAAATGGGACTGTTACTTTTCCGTCAGCAAATCGCTTGCGTTGACCCCACGTGACGTTCTCTGAGATACTTCGGCTTTCTTCCTGCGCCAGCGAGGACATGATGGTAATCAGCAGTTCACCTTTGGAATCCAGCGTCCAGATATTCTCTTTTTCAAAATAGATCTCAATTCCTTTTTCTTTAAGCTGACGGACCGTGGTAAGGCTGTCAACTGTGTTACGGGCAAATCGGCTGACCGACTTGGTGACAATGAGGTCAATCTTTCCTTTAAGGGCATCTTCAACCATACTCTTGAAGCCTTCGCGTTTTTTGGTGTTGGTACCTGATATACCTTCATCGGTGTAAACTCTCACAAATTCCCAGTCCTCGCGGCTTTTTATGAAGGTGGTGTAGTAGTCAACCTGGGCCTCATAGCTTGTAAACTGTTCTTCGCTGTCGGTGGATACACGAGCGTATCCGGCTGTACGGCGTTTTCTTTGCTCATTAATAGGTGTGGAGGTAAACCGAGTTAGGGTAGCAGGAATGGTTGTAACGTTTTTAACTGTTTTAGCTTTGCTCATGCTTTTCCCTCCAAACCTGCATCATTTTTTTACTTTGGCTTTTCTTTCGAGCTTCAGACCATGCCGGTTGTCTGCGTTTGAACTGCCACTGTCGTTTGATTTCGCTACCATCCTTGAGATGAAAGAGTAACTCCTCATTAGAAACCACAGTGATGTTATCAATTAAATCTACGAATGCAACCTCATCAAATTCGTCGATATCAAGAATGTCAGCAGATATTGATTTCAGCAGGTTTTCCTCAATTCCGCTGTGCCCGCAACCGCTATGGGGCGGGCATCTCCAGTGATGGGATTTTTCTCCGCTCACACGGGTGCTGGTGTTCCTTCGTAGATTCTGGTCACATTTGGCGCAACTGATTTTGCAGGTAAAACAGGTGATGGTTCCTGAACTGCGCGGGTTCTTTTTACTGTAGGCCGACTTTGCCGCACGAGCTTCCTCTGTCCACCAATCCTTTCTGGCAGTGGACTCCCAATGCTGTGTAATAATCCTGCCATCATAAAAGTGGAATACAAGCTCGTTTGGAGCGGGAACAATAATCTGTTCGATTTGCTCTTTAAAAAGGTCATCATCGAATTCATCAATGTCAAGCACATCCGCACAAGTTTTTTTCAGCGTTGCTTCAGGAATATCCCTATTGTTGCAACCGGGTCCTTTTCGCCGTGTGGCACAAATCCACATCTTATAGGAGTTGTCACGCTTGCGGCTTCGGGCAGAACGCTGATAACTCCTACCGCATATGCCGCATTTGATTTTGCTTGTGAAGCAACCTGTGTTGATTGCCGGATTTGCTATGGCTCCCAGCCCACGGCGGCGGGCAATCTCGGCCTGTACCTTTTCATAAGTTTCAAGTTCAATAATGGCTTCATGGGAATCCTCTACCCAGTACTGAGGAAGTTCGCCGTTGTTGTTTTTGGATTTATGCGTGATGTGATCCGGTATAAAGACCTTTTGCAGAAGCATATTGCCGGTGTACTTCTCGTTGCGAAGTATGGCCCGAATTGAGGTGTTGGAAAAATGTCCGCCTGTGTAAGACTGGATGCCCATTTCCTCGAGCTGTACTTCCGTTTGCTCAGCTGATAGCCCTTTGAGAAAATTGTCAAATATCAGCCTTACAATCTTGGCTTCCTCCGGCTCAACAACGAACCGCTCGCCATCCCAACGATAGCCGTAAATATTGAATGAATTCGGCCTTCCTTGTTGAAACTTTTTTCTTATCGCCCATTTGACGTTTTCACTGGTTGAGCGGCTTTCCTCTTGGGCGAAGGAAGCGAGGATGGAGAGCATCAGTTCACCGTCTCCGCTCAATGAATTGATGTTTTCTTTATCGAACCGGACTTCAACTCCGATATCCCGAAGGTGGCGCACTGCCTCAAGCAGGTCAACAGTATTTCTGGCAAAGCGTGATATGGACTTGGTCAGTACAATATCAATTTTGCCTGCATCACAATCTTCCAGCAGTCTTTTGAACGCATTGCGATTTTCAGTTGTACCTGAAATGCCTTCATCGGCATACACCCCGGCATATTCCCATTCTCGGCGTTTTTGGATGTATTCGCTGTAATAGCTGACTTGTGCCGAAAGCGAGTGCAGTGTTCTGCCTTTTTCTTCGGAAACTCTCGCATACGCAGCGACCTTTTTTCTGGTCGGCATAACCGGAGTAGTCGGCTCTATTTTGCTTATTTTCCGCATGAACTCACTCCTTTCCAACACTATACATCACTCTAAAAGGGTACTAAGTCAAGCGAATGTGAGAGAATAATGTACCCAATAACGGGCGGTATTTCTCGATCAGGAATTGATCAATTACAGCAAACTCATCTGCGGTTATATGGCCTTTTTCATGCATGGACTGCGCAAGCGAGAGGGACACCTGATATAGTTTTTCAGCTTTGAATTGTTCATCGGTCATACCGTTTCACCGCCTTCAAAACGGTCGCGGATATAGCAGTCATGGGAGCAGTATTTTCTATTGGAATTGCCGTAGGCCGTGAATGTCTTAACGCAAAAGGTACAGGTGAAAGTATAGACAGCTTTTTTATTCACTTTCTCCTGATTGGAATTCCACCATTTGACCCTGCAATCTTTGCTGCAGAACTTAGATTCTTTCCGACCTGAAAGCTGCATCAGTACCTTGCCGCACTCTTTGCAATATTTTTTATCCGGCGCGACCGGTGTGGTTGTGCTTGATTTCATACCGCCTAGGTTATTTCTTTGGCAGTGGGAAGTGACGGTGCTTTTTGATAGCCCAAGAGCCTGGGCTATTGTCGCGTACCCACAGCCCTTTTGCCGTAGAGTGGCGATTTGATTTTTCTGTTCATTAGTCATATATCGTTCCTCCAATCGGAGGGCAACGGACCCTCTCACCATCCACAGGACAGAAGAGGGCGGATTGAGTACTGATTGCAGAAAAAAATAGCCGCCGAGCGAAATCAATCACCCGGCGGCTACATTAGTCATTATTCGGTTTTGATGTAAGCATCGATAAAACCGGCTGCTTTGATTTTCGCGAGCATAGCCTCTGCATTGGACTTCACGCTGAATGCGCCAACCTGTACTCGATAGAGTTTCTTTGGCTCCGTCTGCGGGGGTGCTGGAACTGTAATCAGTTTCTTTACATCAGCCCGGAGAGTATCCATACTTTTTCCGTGTTTGGGAAACCAGTTCATCGGGTCGCCGTGGTTTGAAGCAATGCCCAGTTGATAGCCCTCATAGTGACCGATGATATTTTTTTCGGTCAGTCCATAGGATTTGCAGAGATACGCGCACAGCTCCACGGCTTCCTTGTAAACGGCATTAA